TTTTGCAGATAGCTAACTCCGTTCGGTTGCTCGCATGGTCTTTCGATGCCTGTTCAAGTAGCGCATCGTAGTCGGCCTTGAGCGAATCAATCCGAAGTTTCATGAAGCCAATGAAACCGAGCAATGCGATTATGATTACTATCAAAAGCGGTGTCATCCTACTATCTCTTTTTTAGTTACTGTTTCAACTATCCTCCTACGCTCAAACTTCACGCCCTTATGTGTGAAGCTGCATTTGTTCTTCGCCAATGTCGCGTACTTAATCCCCAACTCTTGAGGCAACCCGTCAACAAACCTTTGAAGCGAGCAGACTTTGGTAATCTTCGTGCCGTCCTCAAGAATGGCGGTGTATCTGAATCTTTGCGGCTCAACGCCTAATCGTGTTCCCATGTTTGCAAATGTAATTATTTATTTTGATTGCCCAAAGAAATTACCCTGAGCCGTGTCACCTGCATTGAACCTATCAGCTTCTGCCTTGAAGTGAACTAGGCTACCGTGTCGGCAAGTGTCTGTCAGAATCGCGCTGTATGTGGCCGAGTCCCCATCCGTGTCTATCTGAATGATTCGGCAGTTGTGGAAGTCACCGCATGGTTGGATTGGTGGTTCATGGTATGTGAGTGCTAAGTATATGTGACCTCCAATAAGAACCAACGCGGCCAATGTAAAAGGTACGAATGTTTCTGCTTTCATCTCATCGCTTTTACCACCCATGAATCGGGCTTTCGTTTTACCTCTTTTGTTTCAACGTCCTGAACATCATGCTCCCATCCGTTGGCCGTTCTGAAAGTTCCAACGCATCGAAAAGTTCGGCCTTGATACGTGAATGATGGCGTGGTCTTATGCTGCATTTCGTTCTAGCCTGTTCACTATCCTATCCACTTTTGCTTTGAACGCCAGATCTGTTCGCATCCAATTATCAACTTGTTTGGTCGAATGAATTACCGTAGCGTGGTTGACGCTGTTAGTAACCTTTGCCGTTATGTGCCCAGTCAATTCAAGCCGCCTCGTAAGATACCATCGAATGACGTGGCGCGGTGTGGTTGCGTATGGTATCCGCGTCTTAGCCAATGCAATCTCAGGTGTAACGGTGAACTCTCGGCACACTTCAAGAAACACATCCTTGACGGGTGGTTTGAATCTATCTTCCTTCATTCGCCCTTTGAACATCGTTACCATCAGTTCTTGATGAAGTTCGGCTACGGCTAGGTCAATGTTGTCATTGTGGCGATTCATTAATTCTCGAAATTGGTCGTTGTTCTTTGTCATGGTTCTATTTTTGCTTTAATGGTGTCAATCATCTTATCCATCCTGTTTTGATAGAACAGATTGAAGTCGGAGTAGCCTCCATCGTTTTGCTTCCAGTAAATGAATAGCACGTTTCTCAATCGTTGGCTTGGTGTCTTTGCGTTCGGAATGTCATCCATACCCAATTTTGAAGATTGGAGTAGGTCTATTTCATCCTGAGTAAGCGCATCGTTTGGCACTATTCCAATGGTGCATAGTTTGTTTTGAAGTGGGAATAATTTACCGCCCTCGGTCAATTCCTGAGTGCCGATAACTATTTTCAAAGTGTTGTCCTTTCGGCTTTGAATAGTCTCCACTTGGCAATTGAATGTGACCAACTTGCTCATTTGATCTGCAAGTTTTGGAACTCTTCGATGTAATAGCCTTCAACCTCAAACCCGTTCTCAATCGTTGCTTTGATGGCCGTTAGATTCGGCTTGCGTTGTTCAGGTACAATGGTGACGAGTTCGTCAGGCAAGGGATGAAGTGATTGGCCTACGCATCGCTTTGACGATCTGAATGACAGCTTCAATGTCGGTGTTTCAACCTTGAAGATTCCGAATAACTGCATGGCCTTGGAGATTGAATCTTTGAGCCTGTCAACCTTTGATTGCTCAGACTTTTTCAATGCCGTCAACCGTTTCAATTCAGCGTCAATGATGGCAATGTTGCCTTCGGCTTCACAGATAATGAAACCATAACCAACGGCTTTCGTTTGAAGTTCACCCTCGGTTATGGCAAGAGCCGTTTCAAGTTCGGGCGTTAGTTCACCTTCGGCCTGTTCAATCTGTTCGGCCAGTTCAAGGTATTCTCGTTCGATGTTGTATAGTGCTTTTTTCATTGTTCAAAGTCTGCGGCAAGTTCTGCCAGTTTGGTCGCGTTGTCATCCGATACATTGTAAGCCTTGCGAATAGCCTCAATCGTTGTTTCACCTTTGGCAAGTGCCGATACCGCGCCTAACCATTTTGGGTGCGTTGGTGTGAGTTGAGCCTTTGCAGGTGGTGGCGGTGTTGCCTGTTGTTTCGGTACTTGCGTAGCCGCGTTCGCGTCATCGTCATCATCAATGTCCAATGAAAGGATTGCACCGTAAGCGTATCTCCTTGCGTAAGTGATAGCCGACCCCATAGCTTGCGGATTTGAAGGTTGCGCACATGGCATTGCAGCCGTGGCCGTAATGAACTCGCCCGATTCGTGCATCAGCGTGGTCGTTAAATCAGCCCCGTCAATCTGCTGAACTATAACAAGCCCGTTGGCCGTTAGGTGTGGCGTGGCCTTCTCGATCATTATCGAAAGTGTGGCGTACTTGTTCTTGAAGTGCGGGTTGGTCTTATCCTTCGGTACTTTAGGCATCGCCTTACCGAACGCGACCAATGCCTTAGCAATGCTGCTAACTGATTCGCTTGTTTTCATGTCTCTGTTTTTGTTTAGAATCTATTTCTTTGAATGATTTCTATGGTTTGTTTCAGGCTTTCGATTTCATGCTCTTTGTCCAAAAGAATGTCGGTTACAATTGCCTCGCGGTTTTCCTCAAGAATCTTAGCGCGAATCTTAGTCCACCATTGACCGTCATACGTACCTGCCATTTTCTTTTCCCTGTCTCCGTATCCGCACAAGGCGTCTATCACGGTTCTTCGGAAGCTGATCCACGAATCATCATCAACTATTTCAGACGCCATCGTATCGGCAAACTCAACAAGCGTAGTGTTGGCAACCTCCTCAATCTGCTTTCTGAACTTGTCAACAAGAATCTTTGTCCTTTCCTGACCCTCTTTTGATAGTTCGGGATAAACCTTTGCATAGTCCGTTTCGTAGTTGTATGCGCTCATGTCTCTGTTTTTGTTTTGACGAATCTACGGCATCATTCCGACATGGACAAATAAATTATTAGTTTGGGTGTAATTTAGAGTGATTCTAAATAAGCGGTGTTCCCGTCAATTATCCGTCTTAAATCAGCGATCACGTCAGAATAAGCATGGTTCGTGTGGGTGTATCTCAACAATTTGATTCCGTTTACCGTAGCGCAATTGTACTTACTTATATCGCCTATGAACCCTGCTCCGCGAGTATGTCGCCCATTTTGCCAAACCGACCCCTCCAGTTCGATAGCTATCCGATATTCAGGCAAGTAAACATCGAACCGCCAATCTTTGAGGTTCATCGCTTTCAGCCGTTCTCGTAGTCCTTTGCCCGACCCACCCGCCAATTCAGCACCGAACCTATGCTCAGTTATCGCCTCCGTTTGGAAGATGTCCGTTATCAGTTGGCATAGTATTTTTGGGTCTATCTTTTTCATTCTTTCGTCTTTTAATTTCTTCGGTCAACGCCTGTATTGCAAGGTCTGTCACCAGTTCCAATTCTCGGCAGTTGGCCTTTGTCGGGTTGTCGCAAACGGCATTACTCGCATCGTTTGACTGTTTAAGCAATTTAGAAAACGTCCCCATCGTCTATGTCATCAAGGTTATCAAATGAACTACTTGGCCGCATTACGGTCGGTGTTTTCTCAACTGCGTAACCCGCCACTTTCTTATTCTCAAATCTCGTTAGAGGCTTATTGAAAAACAGTTCAATGTCACCGCAAGCCCCGTTCCTATGCTTCGCCACAACGATATAAGCCACTCCATCATCGGGCGAAGGTTGGCCGTTCACTTCGGTCTTATCCATTTCAGGTCGGTAGATGAACTCAACTATGTCGGCATCCTGTTCTATTGCGCCTGAATCGCGAAGGTCTGACAACTTTGGAATTTTTGCACCGCCCCGCGTTTCAACCGCCCTACTTAGTTGGCTGAGACAAATGACAGGAACATCAAGAGCCTTTGCCAACATCTTCAAACTACGGCTGACCTCTGACACCTCGTTCTCTTTGCTTCGCCCCTTTTCGGTCTTATGGTTAATCAATTGAAGGTAGTCGATGAACACCACATCAAGACCGTACTGCATTTTAACCTTTCGCGCCTTGGTTCGGATACCGTTCAAAGTGAACACATCGTCAACTATCCTAAGGTTGTTCGTGGTCAGTTGCGGGGTTAACGCGTGGTACTTGTCAAAGTCCAATGGTGTCAGTTGGCCGCGTTGAATCTTATGCAGGAAGATACCCGTGTGAACCGCCACTAACCTTTGAAACAATTGTTCACCACTCATTTCAAGAGAAAAGAATATGACCTTCTTATCTTCATTCACGGCCATGTGTAACGCTTCGCACAATGTCAAAGCTGTCTTGCCCATCGAAGGACGCGCGGCACGGATAATAAGGTCTGATCGTTGCCGACCGCTATACAATTGGTCAAGTTCATCGAACCCCGTCCTTATGCCTGTTATGCCGTTAGTGGTCGATGCCTTATCCATAGCATTTGAAACGGAGGCTAAGTATTGCGCGTTGGTCTTTTCCTTGCCTATGCCTACGGAGTTCGCTATCCGTTCAGCTTCGGCCATTAACAGGTCGTTGGTATCGAACACGTCCTCCGAATCGTCTGCACCCATTGCGGTCAATCGCAGCCCTAAGTCAATCTGCATCCGCTTCATTTCCCGTTCCTTCAACAATAGGCAATGTTCCTGAAACGAATCTCCCGAATTGATTGAACCTATAAAGTCGGTAATTGATAACCCCGTTCCTGATTTGGATAACCTATCTTCAAGAGTAAGGAATGATACCCGTTGATCCTGACCGAACATGAACGTCAACGCTTCAAACACCTTTCGGCACTTGGAATCGCTAAAGCATCCTTCGGTCAACAGGTCGGACACGGACACGTAAAGGTCGGGCGCGGCTATCAACGAACCTATTACCTGTTTTTCAATTGCTAAAGTGTTCATGGTTGTTCAGGATAAAATGGTTTTCGCGGAATAAATACTTGAGTCACAGGTTCATCTTTTGTATTGGATTGCTTTGGAAGTTCCGTATCCGTCCAAACCCTATCCTTCAAGTAGTTAACCGCATCCTTTCTGAATTTAGGCGTTGCCACTACGTACTTCGGAACGTGTTCAATTATCTTCGGGTATTCAGAATGATCTATAAGAAACCATTCACGTTGAGCAGGAACACGGTTAGTTCCTTTTTTGTAGAGTGTCCAAAATTTTTCAAACAAGTCCTCTTTATTTTCTTTTCTTGTGTCATTTACATTAACAGTATCACTTACACTAACACTAACACTAACGCCTTTTTCTGGGTTATTCTGGGTTTTAGAAAAACCGACTGGGTTATTTTGGGTTTCTTTGGGTTTAGGTGGTCGCCCTCCCTTCGATCCGTTTTCCCGATTAGTAACCTGTTTTCCCTCCCATTTTATCAGGTCGCGTTTCAGTTGTTGCTTGATCGGTTCAAACGTCAATTCTATGATAAGGTCGTCCGTTATCGGGTTCTTATCATTGACATAACCAAGAATGTGTTTAAGCAATTTACCCGCCTTATCATCGGGCATCTTATCGACCGTGTGAATCAGGTCGCAGTATAAGACGAATGATTTTTTACCCTGTGCCATTATTCAATCAATGCCAAAGAAGGCCGCGCGGACAACGCGGAACTGTGGCGCACAACGACACGCTGCCTACAATTGCTTCCTTCAATGGGTGATTGGAATGGGTTCATGTCGTTGTATTTAGTCCGTTGTCAGTCGGACATTGCGAAGTTAGTAATTAATTCGATGCTTGCAAGGGTTTATTTCACTCCCCCTTCCGATACTCCATTACTCTAACAGTCTCACCGTAACGGTTTACGATGTGAATCATTTGCCGATGGATAGGAAACCCCGATTTCTCAAGTTCGCCTATCCGTGAAGATAGTTCGCAGATTCCGAGGTCAATGAATGCTGTAAGGCGGGTCACCTTGCCTCCGTTGTTGAAGTGGTCTTTAAGCCTGTCGAGTTGGGTTGATGTGTGTTGCATGGTTGTGGTTTTTATTTCTGACCTATTTGTGATTTGCATTTGTAGATGTGGCTCAATGCCAATAGTATTCCAACGTAGGGTTTTCGCTCTTTGATCCTTACTGGATAGTAATTGAAATCAGGTAGGCTTATGATTCCAAGTTCGTCCACGCTTTCTATTTCCGAATACGCTATCAGTTGAAGTTTGTTCTCGAAGTAAACGCCCTTCGCATTACTCTTGAAATCGCAAAGGTATGTAGTACCATTTCGGGTGAACTTCACATCATACCTACCTTTCCAATGTTCGCAGGAAACCGACTTTTCAGATTCCACTATTTCAGCCCCCTCGAAAAACCTGTGGTAATTAGCCCTTAATGTCGGGTCTTCAATTTCCTTGTTGAGCTTTATCATTTGCTCAACCTGTTCGTGGAATGAACGACCGACCGCTTTCGACCTGTTGTTGTGGTCTTCGAGCGAAATGCCCTCTAAGCCTATTTTATTCGCCCAATTAAGTAGGGCGGGCTTATCGAGAAGACTAAGCAGTTGGGTTACTGATGGAGCGTTATTCATTATTCAGGTTTTCATCGTTAATATCCCAACTTGAAGAGAATGACTTGTTCTGGAATAGTGATGCAAGACCCGTTATCTGTTTCATTCTCAGTAGTTCGTCAATACTCATTCCAATGTGCTTGCATATCCACGCATCGCCCTTTCCCATTTCAACCAACTCAGAAACGATAGTAGACATTAACTCGATGTTGTGTGAACCACGGGCGCGGTTGTGTCTAATGGTGGATGCCATTCTATCGCCCATACTCTTATCAAGCACCACACAAGGCAACATACCCCCTTCACGTTCTTTTATCCTCTCAGAGTTACGCAAGGTTAGGAATCTGTGGAATCCATCGACAACTACATACATGTCGTTATCGCTATCGTAAACCGTGACCACTGGCTGAGTATAGCCATCCTCCCAAATTGAAGTTTCAAGAAGTGCCATTTCAGGCGGGGCTACGGAGTTTGGGTTGTAATCATTAGCCGTCACCTTTTCAATCGGTACGGCAATTACATTGTAAACAGGTGATTTGTATTCGCTCATAATTCAAGTTTTAGTTGGTTAGTTTTCAGTTTGTCTTTAAGTTCAATTCTTTTCAACATGGAGTAATACTTTGACTTTTTTGGTTCGTATCCAAGTTCGTGTAATTGCATATCGTTACTCAATAGTGCAATAGCAATTCGTTTATAACTGGGAACTTTGTCGCGTATTTCAGTAGGTACATCGTCAGGTATTCCATTCAAGTAACACCTGCCTTCCCAAGTCTTTTCGTAATCCCGTACTATTTGTCTTGTATTCATTCATCCAATTGTCTATGTGTTTCTGAGCAATATTGTCGGCTAATTCTCTTTGGGTATCTGAAAGTATTTTCCAAGCATCCCTAACTATATACTCAGGACATCCCGAATCAAAGCAACAGGCGCAATGACCCAAAAATGCTCGCTTATTCATTGATTGATTTGTTAAGTTGTGAAGCATTGTATTTTCCCACCTCACAATTACCAACCCCATCGCTTTACCATACTTGACATGGTCGCCTGTAAAATCTATTGCCCATGACAGGTAGGTTGAATATTGTTCTTTGTCTACCGTTCGCCACATTCCATTTATCCAATCCTCCCATTCGTAGTATGGCTTGTAAATCCTCATTCCCAAAAGTCGTTTGTACCAGAACTTTCATCTTTGGTAATTGAATATGAACCGTCCTCTTGATGAACCTCATTACCCGTGACAGGAGGATTGAACACAGATATTAAAACAACGTCTTCCAACGCCTCAAACGTGTGATTGTCGTGGTTGTCAAGAATGTAGGTTGTATCGGGTTCAATGATGTGCCTGTTGCCAGTTTCCAAGTCGACCAATTCACCAATGCCTGAAATGCAATAACACGCCTCTAAGTGGTGCTTGTAGTGCCAGTTGTATGGGCCACCTTTAGGGATAATCGTCTTATGCAAAGAGAACCCCATCCCGTCACGCTCCAACAGGACACGAATGCTCTCAAATCCAACTCCCGAAACACAACGCTCAGGCTCAAATTGACCTACCTTTTCAATCGTTCTTACTATCATTTTTTTGATTATATCGTTTTGTACTTCTCCATTATTTGTCTTTGTCTCTTCGCTTGTTCTTGAGTAGGTGACAATCCCATGTACTTACATGTGTGGTCATTTTTTAGGATAGTCAACGCAAACCGCTTCCAACTTGTAACCTCTGAATTATTACACTTCAATACATCCAAGTGGTCGGGCGGTATCATTCTAACGCAAGTCTTATCCTTATTCCCATGCCTTGTTTTTTCGCCAAGAACGAATGATATTTTATTCCTTCTCAAATCCTCAATCACATCTTCTGAAAGTCCGCGCCCCACTCTCCACCAATATTTAATGGACTGAATGAAGCGCATCTTAAAATTTACGCTGACCTCCTCTGGAAGCGTATCAAGCAGGAACTTGGTAAACGATTTCCAAGTGTGGCCGTTTGGAAGTTTGAAAGTATTGTAGTTGATCTGTTTACCGTATGTAGCTATGAAGTTCGCACCTTGCACCCTTGCGCAAAGAGTAGCCCAAACTCCCCCGTCAATTACCCTGTAAAGGTTAAGGCTTGATTTTGATTCGCTCATGAACGGGCTTGCAACCCTCATTTGATGAATACTCAACCCTGCCTTCCAGAATATGTCATACAACTCGTTATACTCCCACTCAAACTTTTCGTTTGCCGTCCAAATGTCTTCTGTTTTCCAATCGTAAATCGGATAACAGTTGTATACATTAACTCCGTTTTTCTTTGTCCAAGCACGATTTTTAAGCGTCACTTTCCTTTCATTCATAATAGCTCGAAACCTATTCAAACTTTCGTCAGTTCTTATTCCAATCAAACAAGCACACCTTTTCCCCTGTGAGTACCACTCTCCGAATGAATCCCAAAAGTGGTCGTAATTCATATCCTCTTCAAAAAAATCAAACTTGTGATTAGACATGTTCACAATGTATTCATCCTTTGGCATCGGTCTTATCCATCGCTCCTTGTCTCGTTGACCCCAACACTGCCATTCTGTGGCAAATGAACTGACCGTACACGGAAGGGTTATCGGAAGGCAGCACCAATAGACATCTAACAGATCTAAGTTATTTCTGATTATGGAGTGCATGAAGGTAAGGGAGTGAGTATAGTTTGCCTCATTGTCGAGGATCATTACACCGACCTTCTCGGTTATACCATTCTTTCTCATGTAGTCAAGAACCATGTTAAGCATCACCCCGCTATCCTTGCCCCCACTGAATGATACATAAATCCTATCAAAGTTTTTAAATATGAACTCAATCCTTTCTAAGGACGCTTCATAGACATTTTTATTCTCATTGTATACCTTCATTTCCTTATCTTATTTCCGTAAAACTAATAATTTATTTCGTCCGTTTGCAGCAATCCGTAATTTGGAATGGTTCTAAATAGGCTATTGCTCGTCACCTTGCCCGAAGATGAAAAAAGTGCCGTTGTCGTATTGAATGTCAACGGCGTTCTGCAACTCATCGAATACGCGAATAAAGGTGTAACGCCCTGACTTTATCGGCTTAACGCCTATTGCTTCGGCCAGTAGATGCAGCGTCTTACGGTCTGTGATGATGTGGTCGTAACACTCCATCTTTAGCCGCACAACCGCCTTGATTCCTTCGTTGCGTACAAAGGTCGGAATCTTCGTGTTGGAGAGTTTTAATTCAAGTTCTGTCGATGTGATCATTCTGCTATTGTATAAGGTTCTGTTTTTAATTCGCTTGGAAAATCATTTACCGTGAAGGTCGTATCGTTGCACAGGTCGCACTCATCGAAGTGACTAAGTAGCCAATCCGTAACCTCATCCTCAATGTATGTGTAGATTGACACTACTCTGTCGGGTATATCCTCGGCTATTGAATCGCGGGTGTATCGAGTACTGCCCTGCTCGAATTGAACCGAGGCGTGAAACTGATAACACCCGTCTAACGTGGTGACTGTGATGTGGTTGGTTTGCATTTCGTGGTTGGTTACTTAGTTAGTTACTTAGTTACTTAGTTAGTAGTAGCTGATTCTAAAACGCCTAACTCAACATCTCTCGTATATGCTTTGATGAACTTCATTTTCGGAACGTCAAAGTAGAAAACGTAGTTGTCATTGTCTGACAGGTTTTCAGCTGTAACCTTATTCCCGCTCTTACTGATCCTAACAATTTTATGTCGTTCACCGATTGTGTTTACAAAGATTTTCCCTTTCATCGTGGTAGTTTTTTAGTGTCGTGCTTCATTGCTTACGACCTGACAATGATCGGGGTTATTATCGACACTACCAAATTAATCTTTGATTTTGCGCTAATTTAGAATGATTCTAAATAAGGTCACTTAGCTATTATCAGCCCTGCACCAATCCCAACACCCAATCCAGTCACCCCAGTAGCAACCATTCCAATCGTTGACTTGAACCACTTGGCAACGGCCTGCCGCTTCAATCGTTTAACCTCTTTTTCAGTCAATTCGGTCACGTCATCCGCGACCTCGATAATCGTATCCTTTGCCGCGACAATTAACTCCAGTTGCTCGATGTTCAACTCCAGTAGTTCGGTTCGGGTCTGCCAATTCGTGACCTGAGTTTCCAATTCGATCACCTTGTCGCGAGACTTCCACGCGCCTATCAAAGCAATGGTCACGGGTTCGGAGTTGCAGTAATAAGCAGCCCCGTCAATCCTGACCAACTTCTGCGCGGATACGCCCAAGCTGTTCAAGGATAGCAGAAGTGTCACCACGGAGTAGAATAAGATTCGGTTCATGTTGTTTGAGTTTGTTGTAACGGTTGATTGATTCGGTTAGTTTGGCCTCGTTGGCTTGAAGCGCAATGTTTATTATACTGACGGAATCAACGGCCTGTTGCACCTTATATTCAGCATTGCGCCTAACATTAGCTAGGCGTTCCATTTGCTCTTTGTTAAGGCTGTCTTGTTGCTTGCGGCTACTCCATACCTCAAAGGATAACGCAATGACGGCAATGATAAGCAAGGACGCGAAAGCAATGCCACCGTAGAGAATTATTTGATACGGCCTGTTATCGAGTGCTGTCATGGTTCGGCTGTAAATTATTTACCCTCATTTCCTTTACTTTCTTTATAGCTAAACCAATTATTAACATTTCTTCAAAGGTAAAGTTATCCATCCTAGCAATGTTACAATATTTACACGATGGAACAACGTTTGTAGTGATGTGTCCAATCGAATTATTTATCCTATCGCAACCTAATTTTTCAGTATCACCGCAATAAATGCACGATTTTGAAAATATGTTTGATATTAAAAATTCAGTAGTTAAATTGAACTCTTGACCTTTTTTTCTATCAATTTTTCTGTATGCCGATATTAAAGACAATGCTCTGCCTAATGGTTTTTTTCTATATTCAAGTGCGTCAAGTACCTTTTTATCTTTTTCCTCTCTTGTCATTTCCTTATACCTAAATATCCTTGGATTTTTTAAGTACTTGGCTTTAGACCTTATTTTTTCACACGATTTACAATTATAGGAATAGCCTAAATGCCTGCTTTTTTCCTTATGAAAATTATCTGGGATTAAGGGTTTAACGATTAAACATATTGAGCATTTTCTTTGCTCACTAGTATTTATATGATTCTTGTTCATTTGTTAAAGATACAAATAAACAATGAAAGTGGGGTGGTTATTTTTTCAACTCAAAATGTGGTAAATCCTTGATGGACTTGAAATTACCTCCCCAATCCAACTCAACGCCCTTAGACTTCGCCACAGCTTGCAAGTGTCGGGCTATCGTTGTCAGGTGTCCAATATCCCATGATGCTTTGCCGTCAACGAAAGCGTAGATGTCGAACGCTTCACCGCTTTGGTGGCGGCTCAGTTTCTTGTGGCCGTCCGCGTTGGTTATCTTCGGTTTGGTCAAATCTGTGCGCCCCTGAGCGTACATGGCGTTCTGTCTATGTGCCGTTCTCAGTCCACCGTCTTGGGGTATCCCGAAGTCGATCGGGCTTGTTTTAATCGCCTCCTCGATTATCTCGATTAGGATAGGCTTGATGCCGGTAAGCCGTTCGCGGCTTGTCTTGGATAGTTTGAAGGGTTTCATATCTCGTTGATTAGTTGGTGCATTATCTCGTACTGCGCTTGGATCTGCGCCTTGATGTCGGCCTTGGTTGATACTTTCTTTTTCGGCTTAAAGAACTGCGCGAAGTTAGCATCGGGTGTCTTTGTGAAGTCGTAGGTCTTTTTCATCATTCTCGTTTTAGTTCGGTAACGGGTTCATGGCATTTGCCAATCCCCCGACCTACCACGGTTTCTATTTATTCAGCCGCTACCAGTTCTTCGATCTTATAGTCGTTGACCTCTAAAATTCTGACAATGAAATTAGCCTGAATATCTTCGCCCAAGTCCCCTTCATTTTCATCGTCATTATTCCAGTTGTCGATTGACACACTGTCGGTGGTGGTCATTCCGAATTTCACGTAATCGTCATTCAGCTTGATTTCAAGTTCTACAAACCAATGTCCGTATCCTGTTTTTCTGTGGCCTATGTGATTCACATACACGTCTGCACCTTCGATTGTAAGTGCATTGTCAATCATTTCTTCGGTTAGCGAAGTGTAATTCCTGTTAATTGTGATTTGATTATTCATCGTGGTAGTTTTTAGTGTCGTTTGTTTGTTTCGACCTAACAAATGTACACAACAATTCTGAACTACCAAATTAATTTTTGATTTAACCGTAATTTAGAATGATTCTAAATAAGAAACCCGCGCAACTTTCGCTACACGGGCTTCAAACAGAACAAGAAAACAGAGGTTGCAAATTTAGTATCTAATTTGATTCACAACGCGGCCAATCAACGGACAACGATACTTTTTTGATAGGTTAGTTGAACGTGTTCATATTTTGCACGTGTTCATGTTTTGTGAACGCGGTGATTTTGTGAACGCATGGCAATACTATCGGATTTTGCCTTTGATTATAGTATGGTTGTGAACCGTGAAACCATTGTCGGCTTCTCGTTCAGCGTAGGCAAAACCCAAATTCCACTTGTTGATAGGCATATAGGACGGGTGCAACTCG